GAGTCAACGGGTTCGGTACCTAGCGCATCACACATTTCAAAATACTGCGCTTTGGTCATGCCAACACTGCTATTTTGAAAGAATGCATCTAAGCCGTCAATTATTTCTTGCCGTTGCTGCTCTGAAAGTTTCCCAATTCGGTAACTGTTTCGCTAACAAAAGAATCAAAATTCGTACTATTCTTCATTAAGAAAAGTGCGTTTTCTTCTGTGTACTCTAGCTCGCTTTCACTATCTTCGCCACTAATATCAACTGGCGCAAGTTGCTCAAGAGCGCTTAGCTTTAAGCCAGTCCAGCCTTTAATAGATGCTTGCGCATATAGCTGCAAGAATAACTCATCGTTTAGTTCTTCTGAAACTTGACGATTTTTAAAAGTAGACTTGGTAGCCTTTTTACGAATATTTACTAGAGTTTCGCGAGATAAGAAACTTACCTTAACTTTAAAACCTGGGATACCTGGATAGTCAAGCTCGACTTCTTTGGAAGGTACAAGTAAGGTTTTCAGTGAAATTGCCATGTTGGAGATTATCCTATTTATATATTAAAAATAGGGGAGGAGATCAACCCTCCCCTTTGTGTAAAAACTACACTAAATTAAGCGTAGTAGCGAACTGCGATATCGTTTGTCTTGGATAGATCGAATACGTTTGCGTTAGCTGTTGAGCTTGGAACATATCCTTCGGCTGTGAAGTTAATAGCAGTTGAAACAACTTGCTGAACGTCAACCGTAGGAATTGTGATTGTAGCGGCAGGCATATCAAGAACAATCTTAACTGTGTTAGCACCACCACCAATAGAGATACTTAGTGCAACCATTGGCTCGATTGTTGAAGAAGCTGCAGCCAACATATCACTTAGTAACTGACCTGTGCTGCCAACGCCGCTACCAGTTTTTAGGTAAGCGTTTAAGGTACCGCTAATAGCGCGAGTACCTGTGTAGTACGTAACTGCTTGGTTAACAACGCCTAGGTTAGCTGGTGTAATGTAGGTAATGTTGTTGTTAATTGTTAGCGAGCCACCGGTTAAGGCAACTGCGTACGTTGTACCGGCTGTTGCGCTACCAATAGCGTTTACTAAGCTTAGGGAAACTGTAGATAGCTTGTTGGTGATATAACCAGCAGAGGTATTCTTAGCAGCAGCTGTGCCAGCAAAACCAGCACCGCTAAATGTGCTACCACTTAGTGTAGTGTCGATCTGACGTAGAACAGTGGCTTGACCAGTCCAGGCTAGAGTAGCAATTGCGTCTAGGCCGAAGTCGATACTGACTTGAGCTAAGGCAGCGTTGTCAACAGCATAAGCAACACTGTCAACAACGAAAATCATACCGAACTTTTGTAGCTGGTTAGCGTTAGACTGAGCAGCTGTAACAACACTATAGCCGGTACTTACAGGAGCCCAAGCAGACTTGTAGAACTTAACGCTAGCTGGTGTAGTAATCGTTGTGGCTGTGGTAATTGGGTTTACTAGCTCTAGCGTAATGCTTGTACCGCTGATTGTTTTAACAGTGGCTGGTGCATTAATATAAGGGTTGCTGGTAGCTGGAGAAGTAGTACTAATACTACCAATTGTTACAATATCACCAACTGCAACGGTTGAGGCTGTTAGCGAAGTACCTGCAATTGTTACAGTTCCTACACCAGCACTAAAAGCATAAGTAACGCCACTGATTGTTCCGCCAACAGTTACTACGGCAGTACTTTGAGCGGTAGTTCCGAATAGTGCGTTCCATAAAACACTCTCTTCAGCAGTAATGCTACCAGTAGCATTATAAGGACGTGCGTATGTGGAGAACGAAAAGTCAACAGGAGCTAAGCTGGTGTTGAAACTACGCTGACCACGAACTGGAGCACCGCCTGCTTCACTGATTGTTACTGTTTCTTGGTTTGTGTTTTGCGAAAAAGTAAATCCGTCAAGAACTTGGATTTCGAAAGTGTTGCTGGTAGTAGCTCCGGTAGCTGCGATAACTCCAGTTGTACTATCAACGTTTGTTGTAAAGAATACTCTACTATTACGGACTAAATTTAATGCCATAATCTTTCCTTTTTATCTTGTGCGAAATCGTAGCAGTTAACTAGATAATTATCTGTTGTGTGCTGCTTTTTCGCAATTTAATTGAGTGCATAGCGCACCTGTAAGTTTATCTCACCCACACCAAAAGGACTTAGCAAGCCTTCGTCAGTGGTTATAGATTGGACCAATATTTCAGTAGTTTCTTCGGCAGCACTAGCACCGTAGACCAATACGCGATTAGCGTCTATGCATGACTCCACGTCACCAAGAACTGCTTCTAGCTGCTCTTGTGCACTATCTTCACTGCGCACATATACTTTTACAGAAATATTTAAATATGCCCAAGTAAAATTGCCTGGTAAGTAGTCACGCATCTCCGTTCCGGCTGTCATGTAAACGCTTGGAAAGTCACTTACTTCGTCCCAAAATTTAAGTTTTGGGTAGACGTTTTGGTTTAAGTTACTTGCGTACGGTGCGTTGCCGTCGATTAGTTTTAGCTTTTCAGCCAGGGCTTTGACTATTGATATTCTACGACTACTCATACTACAACGGCCCTTAGTCTAGCAGCTACCTTTTCGGCAGCAATTTCACGAATTGATGTGGATATTAGCAGTTTAGGATCGCGTGTTCTAGGAAACTCTTGTCGTCCACCTTCACTAAAAGTTGCGTACGGATTTTTCATGTAGCTATAAAAAGCAGTTATCATTCCCGCCCGACTCTGCGATAGCTTTTCCACTTTTACACTGCCAGCAAATCGGCCGGTACGGTAATTTAGCACATCACGTCTGGTACCGTCACCCATGTTTGCAGCTATTACGTCTTGTAAGTGCTGGTTAATAAATGTAGCTAGTGCAGTTAGATCCAGTTGAGGGTCTTTGGATGCAGAAACCGGAGCTACTTTTTTAGGCTTATTTGCTTGTATTTCCGATTTTAGTTTCTTTAAATTATTAATAAGGTCTTTATTATTAGTCTTATTAATTTTTAAAGGAACTTTTTTCTCTATATTCTTTTGTAATTTTCCAGAATATACTTTTTTATCTCTAACACCTTTAGAAATAACACTAGCTATGTCTTTTGCTAGTAACTCTAAGTAACTAGGAGAGCTCTTGCTCTCTAGCAACATTTCGCCAGTACTGCTGCTATTAAATGCTTTTTCTATTTCGGCAGATCCAGGAGTGAATACTTTTCGTAACTCATTAATTACGTCTTTACTAAGTCTACCTGAAGATCTATTAGTAATACTATACTGCATCTCTACTAAGTATTTATCAGTAGATTTTGTATAATCTACGCCACTTATGTTTTGATAAACATAATCAGGCATATTAGCAGACTTCAAGTCATCTTCTTGTAATTTCTTAATATAAACATCTAAAGCCCTTAATAGGTTAGATTTTATTTTATCTGCAACTACTGTTGACTTATGTATTTCGTCTCGAAATGACTTTGTTAAATTTGTGGCTACAGATACTACGTGTCCTTTATCAAAGAAAGTACCAATTGTAAAAGTTGGCATATTATCTATTTTTTGCCATTCTTTATTGTACTGTGCTTTAGTAAGTGTAGGATCATTTTTTAGTTCTTCTTTTAAACGATCTTTATGTAGTTCTGTTTGCTCGTATAAGTAGTGATCTATTTCTTCGCTAGAAAAAGCTCGGTTTAATACTTCAGTAATAGTATCAAATCCGATCGATTTATATAGTACTGCATTCTGACCACCGATTTTTTCAAATCTGCCTTTAATTCCATCAACACCAGAATTATCAGCAAGTTTTTGTAACATTGCTTGTATATCTTCTTTATGTGCACTGCCTGTTAAAGACTTAAGTATTTCTCCAACGTCTTTTGCAGTTATAACAAAGTCAGTTTTTGCAGCTTTTTGCTGTGATGTGCGAAGCTTATCAACAGTCGAACTAACAATATTCTTTTCTAGCTTTGCGAACCAGGTTTTGTATGCTTCGGACTGTAACGCAGCACTAAACTCTGATACGCTCATAGATAATTAGCCTTATAAATATCTAAGACTCGGCGAATATGTGCTGGAAACTGTGATCCGCTAACATACTCAACTTGCATTGTGTTAGGCGATACTTGACGAGTAGAATGAACAGCAGAACTATTTTTTAAGTAGTACATAACTGTATCCATTGCAGCCAGTTTTAAATCTTCTGGTACGGTTTCGTATCCTGCAAAGTACGAAACTTTATAGCCGTTAATTAATTCCTTGAAACCATTTGTAGGGTCTAAGGAGACTACTGTTTCTCCATCTTGTACCCAATCAGTAAACTTTGTTAGCTTAGTGTATGTTTGACCATAGTCAGTGCTTTGTTGCACACTACTTACCTGTATAACAGGAGATTCGCTTAGTAGTAACTCGCTGAATCCGCCGCGAAATACTTCGGTCTTTGCTTCGTCTACATAGTCAATAAAAGTGCGACGGCAATAACTTTTGATTAGTTCACTAACTTTTGGGATCAGGCTATCAATTTCGGCATCTTGATTGGTGCTGCTAATACCGGCGTAGGCCTTGTATTCAGCTTTAGTAATTAGATTTGCTCCCATATGTGCCTTTCTTGTCTTTTAATAAGACTGCGAGAATCTTATTAAAAGACAAGGATCTTTCGATCCTTGTCTAGTAGCTTTAATTAATTAAGCTGCGTAAACTAGCTTGCCAACACCGCTACCTAGGTTGGTAGTTAGTTGGGTCATGCCGGTACGTAGGCTGGCTACGAATACACGGCGCTGAGTTTCTACTAGCTCTTGTGTGTCAACGCGAACACCGCGCTGGTTACCAGCAATGAAGTTACCTGGAGCAAAAGCGATAGCACCTAGAGCGCCGTTAGCCTTGCTGTCGAATTCTGCGCTAACTAGCACTGGGCTGTTACCGATAGAACCGATTTGACCAGTTAGTAAGGTAGCCTGAGGACCAACTTGGTTCATTGTTTGGAAGGTTGTGTCTTCTAGTAAGTCGTAGTATACGTCTTGAGAAACAACATATACGATCTCGGCTGGGTCAAGACCCCAAGCACCTAGAGACTTGCGCATAGCGCGCATATTGGCAACAGTAACTGTACCGCTAGCAGCACTTGGAGTTACGTCAGCAACTGCGTCGTAAGCAGATAGACCCTTAACAGGATCGCTACCGGAACCAGCACCGCGTAGGAATGCGCGATCAACGCTACGTGCTAAACGACGTACCATGGCTTCGCGAATAACTGGCATTAGGGCGATTAAAGAATCTTCCTCTTCTTCATATGCTAGGTACTCGTTTGTAGCGACCTTGTATGAATTTAGAGTGATTTCCTTTAGAGCGTGTGGAGAGCCAACGCCTGGGGTCTGACCGCTAGTAGAGGTTGTACCACCAGCACTGTTAGAGCTGCCAAACTGTGCGTTGGTAACCCAAGTGGCAACGCCAGCTTCTGGGTTAACAGGAATAGTCATTACGTTGGTCTGCATGCTGATATTGCGTAGCAGAGGAGTAACAACTAAACGACGACGAACTTCGGCTTCTAGGTTTAGGTTAACTTCTAGTTCCCAGGTAGCGCTTGGTAAGTGCTGACCATACTTTTGAACCATCTCAGCACCAAACTTGGTGTCTTCTAGACGGCGGCCCATAGCCTTAGCTAATAGAACTGCCTTCTCTTTTTGAGCATAGTCCATGCTGGTTGGCTTTGTGTCGCCAAACTGCATCTTGCTCTTTTGAATAGCTTCTAGCTCAGCAGCCTTGGCCTTTAGTTCGGCTTGGATGCCTTCTAGAGCTTTAGCTTGTTGGGCTTGGGAGTCAGCTAGACGCTTTTCAACGTCAGCTAGTAATTTTTCTGCACCGCTTTGACCAACGGTGATTTGAGCAACAGCAGCCTTAACTTTAGCGTCGAAGTCAGCTTGGGCAGCAGCCTTAGCAGCAACTTCAGCAGCTTCAGCAGCTTGCTTCTCAACAACAGCTTGAGCAGCCTTAGCAGCAGCATCAGCTAGCATCTTTTCTAATTCTTTTGGATCCATGTTCCATTCCTTTGTGATATCGCTTTTTGCAGTACCGGAGGCTTCTAGCCCTTTAGCTGAGTCGCTACTGGATGCAAATTGCATTTTGAATAACTGATAATCTTCGGCTGTATCGAACGCCTTAGAGAGAGAAAATAAAGTGTTTTGATTAGCAGGAACTGACACTACACTAATTTCATGTAGTTCTAAATCTTTGATTAAGAATACTTCTGCATCACTTTTATATTCGGCGTCCATAACCCGGAAACCGATACTAAACGCGGTTAGAA